CGTCGTTTGTTACGCTGTTGATCGGGTTACACATAAACGCTATATCGTTGATGCTATTAAGATCACTAGGCCAACGCCTGCTGCGATACGCCAACTAATCTTTGACTGGACTTCCCTGTACCAACCCAGTGAGTGGATAGTAGAGAAAAATGCTTTTCAATCATTCCTTACGCAAGATGAAGGCATCCGCCAGAACCTTGCCTCACGGGGTGTGCTACTGCGAGAACACCATACTGGAACCAACAAGTGGGACTCCGGTTTCGGTGTTGCTTCTATGTCCACACTGTTCGGCACAAAACAATTTGACGGAAAGCACCACCGCGACAACCTTATTCACTTACCTAGTGACCAGACTGAAAACATCAAGGCGCTTATCGAACAATTGATTACGTGGTCACCAACTACTAAGGGTAAGACCGATATGGTGATGGCTCTGTGGTTCTGTGAGATCAGAGCACGCGAGATGCTGAACCAAGGTATGCACAAGACACACCATATGAAGAATCCTTTTCTATCTCGTTTTGAGGTAGGCAAACGAACAGTTGTCAACATAGATGAACTGCTCGCAGAGAAAGACCGTACGTTCATCTAAGGAGATAAAATGCCAGGAGCAATGAAGAAGCCAGTAGCTAAAAGACTTTTGATCCTAAGAAGTTAGTGCCTAAGATGACTGCACAAGATGCAGCAATGCTTAAGATTCTAAAGAAAAAATACGGCGCAGACGTATACAAGAAGTAAGGACAAATAATTGTTATCAGTCAAAGAAGTTGACGCTAAGCTAGCACGCTTACGTACTCGCTCATCAGCGCGAGATCAACGTATGCGTGATGTGCTCTCGGTGCGTCAGGGAGATATCTCTAAGGTATACCCTGCAATGTTTTCAGAGGAATACCCAAAGCCTCTGGTTGCAAACTTCATTGACGTCGCAGCACGTGACTTAGCAGAAGCAATGGCACCACTGCCATCCTTTAACTGCTCAGCAACCAATATGGTTTCAGACTCAGCACGCAAGGCAGCAGATACTAGAACTCGTATTGCAAACTTTTATGTAACAAACTCTGACCTACAACTGCAGATGTACACAGCAGCAGACTGGTATAACACCTATGGTCTTGGTATCGGTATGGTTGAGATGGACTTTGAGGACAACAACCCTCGTATCCGTATGCTCAACCCATTCGGTACCTACCCAGAGTTAGATCGTTATGGTCGTATGTTATCTGTAACTCAGGTTATTGTTACCGATGCAGAGACATTAGCTGGGCAATACCCAGAGTATTACGATTTGATTTTAGGTAAAAACCAGTACGCTCTGTCTTCTCCTTACATCTCAATGGTCAAGTACCACGATAAGGACCAAGACCTACTGTACTTACCAGAGCGTAAGAACTTAGTTCTATCACGCACACCTAACATCTTAGGCAAGCCAATGGGTTCTGTTGTAATGCGTTCATCTCTTGATGGCGAAGCACGTGGACAGTTTGATGATGTTCTATCTGTACAGTTAGCTCGTGCTCGCTTTGCAGTATTGCAGATCCAAGCAGCAGAAAAGTCTATCCAAGCACCTATTGCTATTCCACAAGATGTGCAAGAGTTGGCACTTGGTCCAGATTCAATTATGCGTTCTGCTAACCCACAAGGTATCCGTCGCGTTCCATTAGATCTTCCACCTGGCATCTTTGCAGAGTCTGGCGTACTAGAACGTGAACTACGTCTTGGTGCTCGTTATCCTGAATCTCGTTCAGGTAACATTGACGCATCAGTTGTAACAGGCCGTGGTGTACAAGCACTACAAGCAGGCTTTGATACACAGATCAAGTCAGCACAAGCACAGTTTGCTCGTATGTTCCAAGAACTTCTTTCAGTATGCTTTGAAGCAGACGAGAAAGTCTTTGGTGGTATTCCAAAGACCATCAAGGGTTCAGATGATGGAACACCTTACGTTCTTAAGTACACACCATCTCGTGACATCAAGGGTGAGTACAACGTAGATGTACGTTACGGAATTATGTCTGGTATGGATCCAAACCGTGCCATCATTGCTTTACTACAAATGCGTTCAGACAAGCTCGTATCTCGTGACTATGTACGTCGTGAGATTCCAATGGACTTAAATGTTACGCAGGAGGAACAACGTGTTGATATCGAAGAAATGCGCGATTCTTTGCGCGTGGCTGTTGCTCAGTATGCTCAAGCCATTCCGGCCCTTGCAGCGCAAGGCCAAGACCCTAGTGAGATTATCACCCGCATTGCGTCTGTTATCCAAGGTCGGCAAAAGGGCCAATCGCTAGAGAGCACAATCGAAAAAGCATTTACACCAGAACCACCACCTCCAGCCCCAGAGATGCCACCAATGGCACCAGGTATGGAACAACAACTTCCAGCAGCAGGAGCGGCCCCCGCCCCAGCCTCAGCGCAACCTCCACAAGAACAAGGTGGTATGGCCCCTGCTGCTGGTCAAAGACCCGATATAGCCCAATTACTCGCTGGTATCACCGGCGCAGCTTAAGCAGAGGAGGTGTAAATATGAACAAGGGATCTCGCGCAGCAGCGCCAATGGCAAAGCCAGTCGAAGGCAAGAAGGACACATCTAAGCCAGCAGGTGGCAAGGTAGTTCCATCAATGATGCCAGCAGGCCGTCGTGGCAACGCAGTAAAAAAGGGATAATAACTTTTTAATGAGAGGTGTACTGGGCGATGAAAGATGATAATTACATTCCTCGTCCAGTACGCTTACTCGATCTTGTTGTAGTAGGCGTAGGTTTTATACACAACATTGCTTCATCAATTGAAACTTTAACAGGAGAACTGATGGAGTTAGCAATTTATCATTCAAATCATCTTACTCAAACCAACAGGGCTTGGGAAGATATGGCAGCAGATTTAGAAAAATTAGAGGAGGACCAACAGTGAGTATGATGAATCCACTGGCAGGACCAGCAGGTCCAGGTAAGTTCTCCAAGCGCACCGATAAGTTGGAACTAGGTTCCAAAGCATACGGCGAAGGCGTTGAGACACAGGCTATTAAGTCAGGTGCTCCGCTAGCCAAGACTGGTGATGTACGCCCAGCACGTGCAGGAGATGTACGCGAAGCAGCAACACAGGCACCAGTAACAGAATTGTTTGCACCAACAGAGCGACCAAGCGAGCCAATAACATCAGGTATTGATGCAGGCCCAGGCGTAGGTTCTAACGCAATGATGATGAATCCTGCAACAGAAAAATTATCTGATGTACTAGCAAAGATGATTCCTTACGATCAAACTGGTGAAATTGCGATCTTGTATCAGCGAGCTGCATCACGAGGTCTATAAATGGCGCAGAATAATTTAATTGCTGCGGCAGCACAGGCTGGCTTAACACCAGGTCAGAAGTCACAAGTTGATGGTCTAGCTAAACTATTAGACTCACACAAGACATTACTTGCTTTGCCTTCACCTGTTGCACAACAAAAGTTTAATTCAATGACACAGGACCAGCAAAATGCACACGTTGCTATGTTTGGTGAGTCAGAAGATAAGCCACCTGAGCAAAAGCGTGGATGGTTTGGTACAGCATTCCACTATATGACAGCACCTATTAAGACTGTTATTGGTGGAACATTTGCTGCTTTGAACGAAGTCTCTGACTTTACTACTCGCTTGTATCGTACTGGTGCTATTGCAGTAGACCAAGGTGTAAACATTGGCAAAGCCTTTGAGATCGCTAACGATAAAGGCGATATGGTCTTTAGCCCAGACCGCATCTCCAGAGCTAAAAAAGAATTTGGCAGTGACCTTATCAATGTTGCTATGAAGGTAGCTGGTGGTACTCCACTAGATAAGATTATTGCAGAAGGAACAGATGCAGAAAAACTCATTGCTAAGCGTGCAGATTTACGCTACAGCACAGAGCAGGATGTTGCAGATTTTCAGAATGCATTAGACAAGGTAAATGCTGCTAAGTATTCTCCAGGTCGCCAAATTGCTAACTTGCTTCCAGGTTCTCAAGAGGGTTCAGGTTTTCTCTACAAGGGTATCTCTGGAGTTGTAGATGCTTCTTATCGTATATTTGCAGACCCATTCCTAGTATTAGGTAAGGCCAAGAAGGCATACGATGCTGGAGACTTTCTATTATTTAATGTTCTTAACAAAGAAAAGTTTAGTTATGGGCGTAATCTTTTAGCAACTGCTGGCAATACAGAGAACTTAGATAGAGTCTTTGCACAAAAAGGTGTAGTAGATTTCTTTGATCTGTACGGTTCTAAGCTAGATGAACTAGATAAGGTTCGTAAAACAAGCAAAGACCTACGTGCTCAAGTTGCACTCTCTGATGAACTACGTCGTATCGCACCAGAGTTTGGTCCTGCAGCGGTAGATGAGTTTATTAAGGCAGGCGTTAAAGACGCAGCAACTGCTAAGAACTATCTACAAAATACTGTAGATGTTAGAAACATTATTAAGGGACAACCTGGACGACAGGTTCCACTTATCCCAACTTTAGATGCTGCTCGTAAAGCACGTATCAATACACTTCGTACTGCAAACAAAGTATTTAACATTGACAAAGTAGGACAAAAGATTGTTGATGCCTTTTATGGCACAGACAAGATTCAGTTTGAAGATATTGCAGCAGGACTAACAGATGATGTTACAGATCTTGCAACAAGAGAGCGTCAAGTAGGTCGTCTCAAGGATACAGATGGTTCAGTGCGTATGTCACTAAACCAGATCCAAGGACGTGTTGACCGCTTTGCACGTAAGTTTGCAACTATCCCATTCTTCCGCGATAACCGTTTTAATGTACTAGCAGACGATGCTCCTACACAGGTCTATCGTTTAGCTCGTCTTGCAAACTCTCGTTATCATTCAAAGATTATTGCAGAAGCATTTGCAGCAGGCAACGAAGGTCAGCGCAAGCAGATTTACGAAGGTGTCTGGTACACGCTTGCATCAATTCGTGGTGTAGATAAGTCAGAAGCTGGTAAGACATTCCTACGTAACTTCGGTAGTAAGGGCGTTCCAAAGGCTTACGCAACTCCTACTATTACTCGTGAACTTGATGAGAACGGTATTGAAGTTGCCAAGATTGTTAATCCAGATCTATTAGAAAACGGACAGCGTTCTGCGTTGTTTGATTACCAATTATCTGAATCAATCTCTACTCCTAGTATACAAGACGTAGACCGTCTTGCTGCTCGCTCAGGAATTATTGATAACGTAGTCGGCGCTTCACAGAAGCAGTGGGCCGATGATCTAACTAGCGCGTGGACTTTAGGAACTTTAGCAGGACCAAAGTTTCCAGTTCGTAACGCAGCAGAAGATCTAATGCTTCACCTTGCAGTAGGCGATTCACCTTGGGGACTTGTCAAAGGCCGATTCTTATCAACACGTTTACGTATGGCATCAGGTGAAGGAAACCTAGGTTTCATTAACAAGATCGTTCGTAAGAAGGAAGTTAACGCTTACAACGCACGTATCGCTGCAGCATCTGAGGCTGGCGATGTTAATGCAGTTCAAACCATTATGGCTGAAGCATTGATGGATTCAATGGTTGGAAAGTATCTTGATAAAGAAGCTGCAGAGTTTTTAGCAGAGTTTGCTGAGTTTGGTCGTCTAAGAGATACTATGCGTATTATTGGTGAAGGTGGAAAAAACGGACTTCGTGGCGCAGATCAGTATATGGCTGCAACTGATGACGTAGCAAACTTTGGCGAAATGGCAGCTATTACATACGATGGAGTTAAGTACAAGCAAACTTATGGCAAGCGCCAGTTTGGATTATTTAGTCCAGTAGCAAGTACCGAGGCTCGCCTCGGTTGGCTTGTTCAAATTAGCCGAATTGCAAATGATGAAATTGGTGGCATAGCTGTTGCTAACCTTAATGATGAAGCAAAAGCAATAGAAAAAATTACTGAATACCTTAACAAGTTAACACCTGTACAGCGTGAACGCTTTCAGCTTTACAGCGTTCCTGGAGAAACAACACAAACTCACGCAAAGCGTGCATTTGATGCAACAAAGAATCTTTTAGCCAAGGAAAATGGTGAGATAAACCAAGACCTATTGGGCAAGATTCGCTTTGTAGACCAGGCAGGTAACGTAAAAGTATCTTCACGCAACCTTGGTTTAGATGATTTACCAGATGCTGAAGACTTTGCTCTTGCTCCTAAGTGGATTGCAGGTCCTGTATTAGTACCAGTAACAGAGGGAAACCAATTTGCTGCTGGTATTAGTGAAAAACTATGGGGCTATATGGGAGAGGCTAACGCCAGATTCTCACGTGAGCCATTGGTTATCTACCAGTTAACAGAAATCCGTAAAGATATGCGTGCAACAGGTTTTGAAAAGCGCATTATGGACCAGTTTACTAAAGGTTTAACAGGTGATGCACTAGCTGAAGCTAAAGATAGAGGCACACGCCACCTGGTTGACATTGCAGAAGACCTTGCTCGTGAAAGAGTTCTAGCGTTTGTGGACAATCCTGCAGTACGTAGCCAGTTGGCTATGTCAGGACGTAACTTTGCACGCTTCTATCGTGCTACTGAGGACTTCTATCGTCGTATTGGACGTACCGTAAGGTACAACCCAGAGGCAATTGTACGTGCATCTCTTACTTATGAAGGTATTGCACACTCTGGCTTCGTACAAACAGACGATAATGGCGAACAGTACTTCTTCTATCCAGGATTAAACCCTGTATACAAGGCAGTCAATGGAGTAATGAAGGCATTTGGTGTAGAGACTGCATTCCAGATCCCAATGCCAGTAGAGTTCTCAGGTAAGTTGAAGATGATTACACCTTCTATGAACCCTGATTCACTATTTCCTACATTTGCCGGTCCATTAGCAGCGTTTCCAATCAAGGTAATGGGTAACTTAATACCTCAGTTTGGCGAACTAGAGCGAGCTTTCTTAGGAGAGTACGGCGAAGATGCGCCTATGATAAATGCTCTTATGCCTGCCCACGTTAACCGTATCTTGGGTGCATTAAACAAAGATGAGCGTTCATCTCAGTACGCATCTGCTTTCCGCAAAGGTGTTACTTACTTAGAGGCTGCAGGTTATAGCCCAAAATCTCGCATTGAGATTGTAAATGGACAAGAGGTAGAAGTACCACCCACACCTGGTGAATTGCAGGCATACAAAGACAAGTTACAATCTGCAACACTAAGTGTTCTAGCGCTTCGTGCAGTATTTGGCTTCATTGCACCAGCATCACCACAGGTAACGCTCAAGTCTGATATGGCTAAGTGGGTGCGTGATAATGAACGAACAAACTTTAAGCAAGTATTTAACAATCTGCTACAGACATACAATGGCGATATTGATAGAACCACACAAGAGTGGATTAAGTTGTATCCTAATCAGATGCCATTTACAGTATCTGAATCAGAGCGTAATACAGTAGCTGTTGTTCGTGCTGTAAATGGTGCTGATACTTGGATTGAAGAAAATAAGCCATTACTTCAGAAGTACAAAGAAGGTGCTCCATTCCTTATTCCTACAAAGGGTGACTTTAACTTCGATGCTTACAAGATTATCTTCCAAGCAGGTCTCAAGAAGAGCAAGACTCTTGATGATTACCTTAAGGAAGTAGGCGCTGCAAAAGACATTCAGTTCTATTACAGCCAGAAAGAATTATACGAGGCAGATCTAGCAGCTACACCATCAGATGATGGCAAGCGAATGATTCGTCAGCAATGGACTACTTGGGCAGATCAGTTCAAGAGCACACGTCCAGTACTGCAAGAAGAGTTAGGAACAGGTGGTGCAGGTCGTCAGATCCAGCGCCAGCGTGCCTATCAAGACCTTGTAAATATGCTACAAGACAAGACAATTACTACACAACCTAAGACTCGTGGACTACTTACAAAGATGGTTAATGAGTTTGAGGCATACAGAACTGCTCGTGATTCTATTACTGGAAACGGTGACACACAGCAGAACTACAAGGACTTGTTACGTCAAAGCATTAAAATAAAGTTGCAAGAAATTGCAGGAAAAAACCCAAATGCTAAATCAGCATACGATGTATTGTTCTCACGATTGATTGGTGACTAAGTGGCAGAAAATCTCTTTGAGTATAACTATAAGTCACCCATAGTCCCAACCGGTTCTACAGTATCTAATACAGCAGTTAGTGGAACTACTGGTTATCAGGGTGCGACTACCACTGCTAACCAAGATGCAAGCATTCTTTACAATATGTCTGATGTTGACCGCAAGATCCTTGCACAAAGACTAAAGAACGCTGGATACAAGGTTGCCGTAACTGGTAAGTACTCAGATAAGTTACTTTCTGCCTACTCAACTGCCTCTATGAAGGCTGCGCTACAAAGCCAAATGGTAGGCCAGGCATTTACTGTAGGACAATACCTAGACCAAGAAGCTGCTGCTCGTATAGCAGAAGGCGGTGCTGGTGGACCAAGTGTTCGCAAAGAAGTACGTATCTCAGATCAAACTACAGCCAAGGCTTTAATTGATGCAATCTTCCAAGACACATTGGGACGCAAGGCATCTGGTAAAGAGATCCTAAAGTACACAAAGAATCTTCAAGCAGCACAAAAGGCTGCACCTACTGTTACTACCTACGAAACATCTGGTGGTGTAACAAGTGCAACAACTACTGGTGGTATTAACGAACAACAGTACTTGATAGATCAAATTGCAGGAACTGATGAGGCTAAGACCAATCAGGTTCTTGGATACTATAAGACATTTATGGATGCGCTAGGTGGTAAGTAATGGCTACGTTTAATGATTACGTAAATGACTATAAAAAAACCACTTCTAAAGAAACAGCAACAGAGCGTACAAAGCGCATCAATCAAACATTAGCGGCAGCTAAGGCAAGCAAGTCTCGTGCTAAAACTGAGCAACAAAAAGATGCTGAATTAAAGGCATTCCTTGATGCAAGCACTGCTGCCTCTGAACTACTACGTGTTATCAATGGAGTCCAAAGAGGCGCTGTTTCTAAGAAAGAAGCAGATGCTGTATTCAAGACATACCAAAATACAGTTCAGATTCTTAAGAAGTTAAATCCTGACAAGGCATCTGCTGTTGATAAAGCAGTCAGAGGAACAACTCCAGAAACTAAGGGAGAGCTTGGTACTAAATACTACACAGGTCGTGGCACAAAGGAAAACCTATTCCTACAAAACGGCAAGCCATTTACTGGTACATACAATAATCGTAAGTATAAAGATGGAATTGATACCAGCCTAACTGAAGAACAAGCTGCTGCAACACAGGCAGGAGTAGATGCTAAGACCAAGAAGGATGCAGAAGATAAAGCAGATATTGCCAAGGCTAAAGCAGACGCTGCGGCTAGAGCATCTGGTAATGGCACTCCTACACCTACAGTCACTGGTCCTTTGACAACTCCAGGTAAAGCAACTGGAATACAAGGACCAGGAGTTGGCGTGCGTGATGCACTGAAGATTCCAGGACGAGCAGAGCCTGCATTCCAAGAGTTAATTGATAAGGCAGAGTTTAACTTTGGCCTCCCTGACTACATCTTCACAGTAGACCGCGATAAAAATACTGGCGAACTAGGACAACTAGGTAAACTACTACTTAAAGCTGTTGAACAAGGTTATTCAGAGAAGAAGTTTTTAGATGAAGCAAAGCTAACTGACTGGTGGCAGAGTAATGCTGGTTCAGTTCGTGAGCGCATCATTGATCTTAACAAGTACAAAGAGTTACAGAAAAAAGGACTCGATGTAAGCAAATCAGATTTTGGTATGTACCAAACTGACAAGATGCGCCAAGTCAAGGACCGTGCAAAGAAGCTAGCAGGAGTTACGCTAGATGATGCTACTGCTCAAAAGATTGTTGAGGATATCTATAATGGATTCCTAGACAATGACCCATTGGCTATTGATCGTCTTATTATCCCTTATGTATCTAAGATAACAAACTTGTATGGCAAAGGCGCCGTAACTGGATTTGGTGGAGAAGCACTACAGGTTCAGCAAAGCCTTGCAGCTATTGCTAAAGCTAATGGACTATCAGTGACAGATATCTTGCCAAAACTAGGTGCAGGTGTACTAGGTAAGGATGCTGAGCAAACTGCAATCCAAGAGATTTTATCTGGAAATATTGACCTTAATACAATTCTATCCAATGCTCGTCAGATTGCAGCTCAAGGACAACCAGAGTACGTACGTAACCTATTAGGCAGTGGATATAACCTAGAAGATATCTATGCACCGTATAAGCAAACTATGGCATCTGTTCTTGAAATAAACCCAGATCAAATTGATCTTAATGATAACTCATTGCGTATGGCTATTAACGAAAAAGGCGATATGAATATCTATGACTACAAGAAGGCTTTGCGTCAAGATGATCGTTGGCAGTACACAGGTCAAGCAAAAGAATCAGTTTCCAATGCAGCACTTAAGGTCCTTCAAG